CTCCCTCCACCTCTGGGAGCTGGGACCTCCAGATCACGGTCCCTTACTGTGACTAGGAGCATCTCTCATGGGCAAGCGCGGACTTAGGATCCCACGACACTGGGACCCATACACTCGGCTAGCCTGTGCCACTGTAACCAAGGCATTCAAGGACTACCACTACCTCACGGTAGCTCTAGTCCTAGCCCCAGAGGGGGTCTACCGCACACACCTGGAGGAGAAACTCTCCGACATAGAACATTTCTTCCAGTCTAACCATCCCGCCCTAGGGCTGACCGCTACAGACTGGGAACGGGCGGAGCCTGTCCTAGCCCGCATCCGGGAGGGCAAAACTCCAGCGGCGCTGATGAGCTATGTTCCAGGCACCGATGATAACTTGGAGGAGGACTGAGACCATGCCCTGGCCACACACAATGCGCACGCCTGCTAAGCCCGACGCTCCAGGTCCCTGTGAGCGGTGCGGCGGCTCTGGCGCCGAGCTGTTCCTGGCCAACGTATCCCCCATTCTTCCTGGCCGGCGCTGGTGGAGTGTTCACCGAAACGAGGGAGTGTGCATACGCAACCTGCAGGATCGTGTGCGGGAACTGGAGCGGGCTATCTCCGCCCATCGCGATGCCTTTCTGGAACATCCTCTCCATGATAACGCACTAGCCGACATAGAACTCTGGGATCATCTGCCCCCTTTGTCCCCCGGATAGTTCTTTCGGAGGGGCCTTGACGTATGTGGATTTTATCCTTATATTATCCCATACAATCCGACGCACCCCTCCGAACTCCGTTCCATTTTGGAACGTAGTTTTCATTTCTCCTCTGCCGGAAGCGAAAGGAGGAACTCCGGCCCGCTGGTCCCACAAACTCCGTTGAATTTTGGAACGTAGTTCTCACACGAAGGATAAGAAGATGTCAGCAGAAGGCGTAGTCACGATGAAGATTCGTGCTCCTAAGGTCGGCCGCTCCATTGAAGTCTCCCGCGACTTCGGAGCATCTCTCGAAGACACCGTTGAGCTGTTCGGCGCTGAAACCGTCCACAATGCGGCAGTGCAGCAGCTCGTCATCCGCTGTCAGGCGGCCTCCCGCAGTGCGCTGGAGACCCTCAACGACAAGGATGATCCTAACAGTGGCTTCATGTACTCCGAGGACGAGGCCGCGGACATCGCCTCCACGTACATGCCCGGAGTGCGCCGCGCCACTGGTGGTGCCAGCCTCGAGAAGGCGAAGGCCACTGTCTCCGAAGCGGTGGCCAAGGGCACTATGACCATCGAGGAGCTGGAGGCCCGCATCAAAGAACTCAGGGCACAGAAGGCAGAGCAGGAAGAGTAGTCTATCTCTCTTCCTGGGGGAACCTCCTCCTGTGTAGGGGCCCAGAGACCAATGCCGAGTGGGTCTCTGGGCTCCCTTAAAAAAAGGACCTATAAGAATGAAAAAGGTGTATATCTCAGGCCCATACAGCGCCGAGCAGGAGTATGATCTGATCCATAACATCTCCCGCGCCCGTAAGGAAGCTGCATACTGGTGGATCCTAGGAGCGGCTGTGTTCTGTCCTCACCTAAACTCTGCCTTTATGGGCGGCCTCCTCCCTAAGGAGCAATTCCTCTCCGCGGACCTGGACTTCCTCCGCATGTGCGACATAGCGGTATTCCTACCAGGCTTCCGCCTCAGCGAGGGCGCGGCACAGGAACACCGAGTCGCACGGCAGGAAGGTCTGGCTCTGGTCTACTGCACTCCTGTCGGAGGCTACCAAGACAAAGACAAGAACCATCTATCCATCTCTGACCTGCGAGCTCTCATATGTCCAAGCTCCGACGGCGCGTCTTCATCGTAAACGACAGTGGCCACGACTTCTCTGCCGCTGAGCGTTACGGAGACCTAGTCACGATGTCCGAGGGACCTCTGGACAAGTTCAACCTAACAGCTATGCGGAGAGTCTTTGACCAGTTCCTCCAGGCTAGCAACCCTGGAGACTTCATTCTGCACTCTGGCCCCGGCGTGATGAATGCTCTGGCCTGTAGTATCTTTGCTTCCCTGCACGGTCGGCTGAACCTCCTGCTCTACCGCGCAGACTCCAAGGCCGGGGACCACTACGTCGCACGCAAGCTGGTCCTCAGGCGAAAGGACTAACCTGTATGCCACCACTGAATCTACACCCTACCTCTAGCATCCATGATGCGTCTAAGATCCAAGACTACCAGACCTGCCCGAGGCAGTACTTCTACCGCCACGTGCTGGGGTGGGAGTCTGAAATGTCCAACGTGCATCTAGAATTCGGCACGGCTATGCACCTGGCCCTGGAGCACCTACACACCCACGACTACTCCCCCGGCTCCGTGGCCGAGGCCTACCTGCTATTCGAAAAGCACTACCGCAAGCACTTCGGCCCAGAATGGGACGTCTCCAACAGCCCTAAGAATCCTCAATGCGCTCTGCGTGCCCTCCAGGCCTACGCTGACTACTACCGTGAAGACTCCTTCGAGGTCCTACACACGGAAGTCTCTGGCTCCGTGGCCATATCTGAGTCCCGCTCTCTGCATTTCAAGACCGACACTATCTGCCATGGAGACGAAGGCTACTTCTCCCTGGAGCACAAAACTGGCTCGAAGTACTCCGAGTCCTGGGCTGCGCAGTGGCGCCAGAAATTCCAAGTGGGCACCTACTCCCACGTGCTACACTGTCTCTACCCTCCTGATGAGATCTACGGCGTACGCATCAATGGGATCTTCCCAGCGCCGGAACCTAAACTCCGAAAGGACGGCCAGCCCTATGCGAACTCCCGCAATATAGAACTCCACCGCATCCCTGTTCGTCGCAACCTAGCCTCCATGGAAGCATGGCTGCAGGAAGCGAACTACTGGCTCCTGCGTATCGAGTCAGACCTCTCTGCTGCCTGCGATACCTCTGACGACGCGCCTATCCTCTCCTCCTTCGTGCGCAACACGGAGTCCTGTACCCACTACGGCAAGTGCCCGTTCTTAGACTACTGCTCCTTGTGGAACAATCCTCTCCGGTACTCTGACACACCTCCGGCAGGATTCCGAGTGCGCTTCTGGGACCCGCGCTCGATGGAATACATCAAGAAAACCATGGAGCTCTAACCATGCCTGACGAACCTACCAAGTCTTACTCCTTCCGCCTCACAGGCACAGAGCAGGAAGTCCGTGAGGCCCAGGCGTTCTACAACTACCTGTATCACAACCGGAAGAAAATCCAAGTTCTCCTCCGGCTCCTTCCATCTCTAATCCAGGAGCATCTACCATGCCAAGCCGTTCGAGAGCCCTCACAATCACGGCGACCCGAGCCACCATCGAACCCGGGCCAGACTCCGAATCCCTCACAATAAAGATCTACGATCTCACTGACCAGACTATCGTTCACCTGATGGAGACCCTAACTAAAATCATGAAGCACCACCAGATCAGAAAGGACATCTCCCTGTGACATCTGCAGTGTTCCTAAAAGTCGCCGAGCGCATAGCGGAAGTCCAGGCTCGCTATGCTGAGAGCCAGGACCACTATGTGAACTTCCTCATCTATGGGCACTTCGGCACAGGCAAAACCACCCTCGCCACTACGTGCCCCACGCCTGTATTCATCGACTGCTTTGATCCTGGCGGCACCAAGACCAAAGCCCTCCAGCCTATGATCTCCTCCGGGGATATCATCGTGGAGTCCCGGTGGCAGACTGACAGCTGGAAAGACCCTTGGGCATACAACGAGTGGGAAAAGGAGATGGCAGCCCGAGAGAGGGAAGGCCTCTTCGAGCACATCGGCACGTACTTCATCGACTCCATCACGCGGTGGGCAGACTCCATGATGTGGGAGATCCTTCGCCGAGGAACTCCGGGCAAGGGCTCTCGCAAGGGCAAGAATCCAGAACTCCAAGACTACGGAGTCCAGCAGCTAACAGCGGTGGACTGGATGGGTCGATTCATGTCCTACCCATGTCACACTGTAGTCACTGGGCACATAGGCCTCGTGCGTGATGAGGTCACAGGCTCTCTGGAGTCTGGCCTCCTGTTGGCCGGGAAGCTCTCGGAAAAGATCCCTAACGTCTTCGACGAGAAGTACATCTCCTGGGCTAAGGAATCCTCTGCCGGCACGGAGTACCGTCTCCAAACCCGGAACGACGGCAAGTACAAAGCAGAGACTCGGATGGGCGGATCGGACTTCCAGCTCTATGAACCTCCAGACCTACGAGCCCTCCTCAAGAAGTCTGGCCGCTCGTGGGAAGACAAACCCTCTATCGCATCCCTCTCCGAGGGTGCTCCTGCCGAGGTCAACGGCGACAAGTCGTAGAATACCAACTCCCAACCTAGACGTTCTAACTTCTGAAGGAGAACACCATGGGACTTCTCGATGTCAATCTCGCCGAGCGCACTGAACTCCGCCTGTTGGACGACAACACTGAAGCCGGCTT